CACCGCCACCACCACCGCCATATGACTTGATGGTATTAGTTCCGGCTCCAGACGGACTTTCAGTAATTGGAGAGCCAGCAATAGAAGAGTCGCTCCCATTAGTACCTTTATTCCCAGCACTTCCCCCTGCTTGCCCTGCGCCGACCGTAATCGTATAAGTCTGATTGGCAGTTACTGTTAACCCAGTTCCAGTACGAAACCCTCCTGCCCCGCCACCACCACCTATAAAAGCAGCTGGTGCGCCACCACCACCGCCACCGCCACCAACGATCAAATAGTCAATGCTGGTCACGCCCGTGGGGACAGTAAACTTACCCGAACCCTTGAATACGAAAACACTCTGTGATGGTGCTTGATATTTCAGAATGACAATGCCGGAGCCGCCTGCGCCGCCGCTTGTTAAGCTGCCACTACCTCCACCTCCACCACCTCCTGTATTAACAGTCCCTGCTGTGCCGCTAGCACCAGGGCCAGCACCTGCACCACCTCCACCAGAACCCCCGCTACCAACAGTGCCGCTAAAAGCAGCACCGCCACCACCACCTGCATAAGTTACAGAAGTTCCTGAAATGGTAGACGCTGTTCCTGCTCCTCCATTTCCTGCTGCCGAGTTAGAACCGGAACCTCCGGTGCCTGTTGACGCATTAGAACCACCACCGCCACCAGCGTTCAAATAAGAGTCAACGTTTGAAGGATTATTATTTCCTGCGCCGCCATTTCTTCCTTGCTGAGGATTAGCAGGCGCACCGTTTCCACCGTCTGAAGATGCGGCAGGTGTGTCACCTGTCCCTCCGGCTCCGCCAGAACCATTTGATCTAGTTCCGCCGCCACCACCAGAACCACCATTTAGACCCGCATTTGCAACAGTACTTGATGCCAACCCCCCTCCACCACCGCCAAAGGATGTGATGGCATTTGCATAAGGGTTGCCTGGGGCGGCAGGACTTGCGGTTATACCTGTTCCTGAAATATAAGAATTGCCACCAGAACCACCGTTATTTCCAGGTGCTGATCCTGATCCAGCAGTTCCTGATGCGCCAACAGTAATCGTGTAATTAGTTCCGGCGGTGACACTTAACCCTGTACCGGTTCTAAATCCCCCAGCACCTCCACCTCCGGCCGAATACCCGCCATTACCGCCCCCTCCACCTCCCCCTCCAGCTACAATCAAATAATCAACACTTGTCACTCCCGTAGGGCAAGTCCAGTCTTGTGTCGCTGTGAAGGTTTGGATGATGGTGAACTTACCAGCAGCACCACCAAGCAATAAATTTAAGATACCAGTCATGACAACTCCTTAGGTTAACCCAGTACCAGAAATCAACCAAGTTGTTGATGTTAGTTTTATCGCTGTTGCCATACCATATTGAGCTAGTGATCTAGATCCTGTTGTACCAGTACCAGCAAGATACAACGTGTCTGTTGTAATCGCAATGGTAACAACTTGAGATGTCATATTGATGAATGTTAACACAGTTCCTACATCGTATGCAACAGAACTATTCGCAGGAATTGTAAAAGTTCTTGCGTTAGCGTCTGTTGATGGGTGTAGAATAGCTTTACCTGAATCCGTATCAACTAATGTATACGCTGCTGATTGAGAATTAATAGGTACATTAAGATAACCTAAAGTAACACTATCTGTAGACGGTAATGTTTGTGTAAAACTACTATTACTGTTAGCAGATTGAAGTGTTGTTGTACCTGAGCCACTTGCGTGACCTTGAAGTTTTATTGCGGACATTATAGCTCCTTAAGCTAAAACCATCCATCTCTGACCTGTTCCAACGGTAACAGAGACTCCAGTATTAATAGTTACAGGACCAACGCTAAGTCCATTCTTAGCAGAGGTTACGGTATAGTTAGATGATATGGTTTGATCATTCTCTAAGATCGTTGAAGATCCGCCACCACCTCCGGTAGCAGCAATCGTAATCGTACCGTTACCGTTTGTAATGGTTACGTTAGAACCTGCGGTAAGAGTTGCTTTAGACAAACCACTGGTAGCAGTATTACCAATTAGTAGTTGTCCATCAGTGTATGATGTTTGACCCGTACCACCGTTAGCGACTGCTACTGTACCAGTGACGTTAGCTGCATTGCCTGTGATGTTACCGGACACAATAGAACCACTAATGGATGTTAACCAAGCAGGGTTGCTATAGCTACCACCAGTACTTACACCATCAGTGATGCCGTAACCACTTAATGTTGTTGGTGTACTGCTAATCTTTGACCAAGCTAACGAAGTAATCCATGAAGGATTAGCATAAGAACCTGTCGTATAAACACCGTTGGTTACTGTGCCTGCATTACCTGTGATGCTGATACCCCAAGTACCTGTTACAGACGCTGGTGCAATATTCTTCCAATAAGGACCAGTTGAATCGTACTGCAGGATATCGTTGTTCGCTACAGAAGTAATCTTAACGTTATGTAGTTCGTCAAGTTCCCATCCGTTGTTAATGTTTACAAACAACTCACCGCTACTAGCATTGACTTTAACAACCCAACCAAGAAACACAGTATGTGCTGGTGCTGATGGTCTTGTAGCAGTAAATTGACCTGCTGTTTGTGATAAGTAAACATCATCACCTGCAGTGAATGCACTGGTATCAATACCACGAACAACACCAAAGGTTGCTACAAAGCCTTCTGCACCGTTAGTAATGTCTTCAGCAGCAATACCTAGTGTAGGTGCTGACAATGCTTCAGTATCTGCATCAGCTAAGACAATGCTAGGTCTTTGTCCTTGAGCACCTGCAACAGCAACAACAGAACCTTTAGTAATGGTTGCTCCAGAACCATTATAAGACAGTACTACGTTTTCCTGTCCGATATTAAGATCAAGGTTGTTACCTTTAAGTCTTGTAACCAGAGAACCATCACCACTGTCATACCAAACCCTACCAACAGCTCCAGTGACAGTTGCTGCTGTATCAAACTGAATGTAATCAGGAGAGCTAATACCACCTGTAATACTGTCTAAACTAGTGATGTTTGTGTTAGCACCTGAGTTAGCAGCACCTAATGTATTGTAACTGATTGTTCTTGCTACAGAACCATCAAAGGTAGTTCCTGATGCGTCACCACTACCACTATTGTTGAAAGTTACTGCATTGGTTGTTGTACCGCCACCGCCAGCAGCAACAGTATCCCAACCGAATGCTGTTCCACTCCACTTAAGGTAGGTATTTGATGTGGTAGGAGCATCAATAAAGCCTGTAGTATCAGCACCAAGCTGGTAAACAATCTTGTTAGCAGCACCACCAGCAATCGCTGTTGCAGTACCTGCATTACCACTAATGTTACCAGTGATCTTTGATCCAGCCAGTGATGTAATCCACGTAGGATTGCTATAGCTACCACCAGTGCTTACACCATCAGTGATACCATAGCCTGACAGTGTTGTTGGTGTTGATGTAATCTTAGACCAAGCTAGTGCTGTGATCCATGAAGGATTACTGTAGCTACCTGTTGTGTATACACCGTTAGTGACAGTACCAGCACTACCTAGAATGTCAATATTCCAAGTACCAGTAGCGTTTGTACCTGTGATGCTAGGAGCACCAAGGGTGTTGTAGCTGATTGTACGGGCTACAGAGCCATTAAAGGATACTGGTGAGGCTGCGCCAGTACCGCTACTGTTAAACGTCACTGAGTAGGTTGTAGTGCCTCCACCACCGCCTCCACCGCCACCAGCAATCCAAGATAGATTACCATCACCATCTGTGGAGAGAACTTCTCCAGCATGTCCTGTTTGATCTGGTAGTAGTTCTGTGATGCTCATCTGTCCTTGTTTGAACATCTGAACTACAGCATCACTAGCGATACGTGTTACGTAACCAGCATTGATTTGTTGTCCGTTAGATAGTTCAACAACTAACTGATCATCAAAGTCAATGAATACATTGGTAACACTTACACCATCAACACCATCCCTACCATCTCTTCCATCAATGCCATCTTTACCTGGACGACCATCAATACCGTTTGTACCATCACGGCCATCCTTACCGTTTACACCATCCTTACCATCTCTACCAGGATCACCTTTCTTTGTAGAAAGATCTTTGATCTCATTGTACTTAGCGGTAAGTCTATCTTCAATCTGTTTAAAGGCATCAACGATGTAAGCGGATTTAGTCTTGTTTACCTCCAGATCATGTTTCTGTTTCTCTTCACGAAGACCAGCAATTAACTCTTTCAACAAGAGTTTCTTATCTCGTGAAGAAGCCTGCATTACTGCATCAATAAGTTCTTTAGCCATTGTCGGTCAACTTATCAAGTAGTTCGTTGAGCATATCTTCATCACCAGGGAGTACACCAGCTTTACTCATCTGCATTTCTACAATCTTGGTGTTGTTCGCTAAGTCAGCTTCTTTGAGCATTAACTCTGCTATCTTGACTCTACGGTCAAACTCAGTCTTAGCAGCATCGTCTTGGTTTGGTAAGTTCTTAGACACTGCTGCCATTATTTTAGCACGAGTCTCTTCAGGAAGCAACTGTGCTTCTATCGCTGTCTTCTGAGCCTCAGCAGCATCCTTAGCAGCTTTAGCTTGTTTCTCTCGGACACTAGCTTCAGCATCTGCTAACTGCAACTGTGCTGCTTGCTGTTGTATCTGCTGTTGTTGTGGGTCTGGTTGAGCAAGTTGAGCCAACTGAGCTAACAATGTTTCTTTGTTAGGCAACGAAGAAGTCTCAATAACACCTTGTAGCAACAAAGGAACGATAGGACTGTTCGGACCAAGTGTAGACAACAATGCAAGTATCTGTGCTTGTTCAAACTCTCTTGCTATCATGCCCATCGTACCTGTAGCAACAAAGTCAAAGTCTTGTACAGGATAGCGATCAGGACTAAACTGCATGTATCTCCATGCTGCTTTCTCTACAAAAGGAATCAAGAAGTCTTCTTGGAAGTTAACCAACGATCTCTTGTTCTTTTTAATCAGTCCGGACACTGCCATAGCAAGACCAGCAGTGGCTGCTTCACCACCAGAGACCTGTGCAGGGAGGTTTGCTGTGTCTAATGTACCTGTAGCCTGCAACATCATCCTCTCAAAGACCTGTGCAGACTGTAAATTAGCTGGGTCTGTGTTACCAAACTTGAATGGTGTTAAGATTTCGTTAGGATTACCATTAGTTAGGATGGTTTTACCAGGACGAATCTCAAATTTAGCTCCTCTAGGCAGTCTTGTAGCGTCTACAGCCATCATAGGAGCTGTTGTAAGCCCTAAAGAGTCTAAATGACTACGTAACTGAGCATCAACAGCCTTTTGCATGTTGTATGCCTTCTCAGCCGTTCCTCGACCCCAGAAACGACCAGGAATTGAGTCAGCTTGGTAAGCAACTACAGGTCTATCTTGCATCATGAACGGGTTTTCTTCAGCCTTTAGCAGGGCTTCTCCGTTAGCAATAACCACCATAGCCTCAACCATGTCTGAATATAGCTCATCATCTTCATAAGCCATGTCATCAGGGTTTGCTAATAGCTTTCTAGGCACTAAACCATAGTACCTTAGCATAAGAATCTTGTCATTCTGGTAATATGTTAGGTCTTGATCAGGCTCTAAGTCAGTATCTACAGCAGCATCACCAAGTGCAACTGCTTTGTATACACCATCTTCCATGCCTTTGATGACTGCATGTCTACCTACATACTCTTCAATAGCACAACCCATAGCATCTTCAATGCTTGTTGAGTTAGGATCAATGATAAAGTTCTTAGGATTGATGGGTTTTAACTGTACAGCAATGCGATTGTTGGTTCGGACACCAATCATAGACAGTCCAGGCTGTGCTGAAGGCTGTGTAGCTGGGGCCATCTCCTTCTTTTGCTTAACAATGATCTCACCGATACCAGTACCATAGATCTCAGCTAAGGTCATGACATTACCAATAGCTTTTCTGATCTTGTCTTTCTTAAAATCTTCAGACAAACGAGTACGTAAGATCTCAATGTCTTGTTTATCCTGGTCAGCAACGTCATCACTGATGTCGAAGAACTGTCCTTTAGCGAACACAGCTTCTTCAAGATCAGCTTGTTTGTTGTCTACTGCTTGCTGTAGGGCAGGGGAAATGATCTTTGAACGCTCAGACTGTCTGGTTTTATCTTCATCAGCCCAGATTCCACGCCAAAGACGTTCATACTCTTCCCATCTTGGGAGGTAATTCTCATCTCTGTGGTCCCTCCAGTTGTTGCATCGATCCATCACAAATGCTACTAGAGCATTCTGAGGAGTGATTTCGGATTCAAATTTCATGTTTGGTTATCCTAATAGCCTGCTACTTGGTCCAATACTTCAAACTCTTCTTCATCAAGGTTTTGATTCCAGTTTGCAGTTTGTATTTGATCAATGTAGCTAAGTGCATCAATCAAATCATCATGTGTCTTAGTGTCTGGGAACTGCATCAGTTGGTCTAAGAACTGATAATTCCAGTCACCTTCATTTAAAACAATCCTACCATGCTCAAATCGACCTTGTAGTGACCAAACAATCCTATCTGCTTTCTTCTTATTACCATGCGTTAGTTCTTCAATCCTAGGATAAAAACCATTCCTACGCATTAGATCGTGCATATAAGGCATCACTGCATTCTTCAGCGCACCTTTCTCTATCCCAACACAACTAACTCTGTAATCCTTTGCAGCCTTTAATATACGTACTGCTGTCTCTCGGACATCCCACCTACCATGCAGTATGTCAGCAACCCACCAACCTTTGGTGTTAACCTTAACAATGGCTATCGCTGTTTCATCCAGTTTCGAATTCTTCGACTTGTTCGTCTGAGAAGAATCAGAGAAACCACATAGATCCACCGCCATAAAGTAGTTACCTTCATCAGGTTCCTCGTCGCTGACTTTAATCCATTCTTCCTTAAATATCTCACTCTGAGATGCTTCAAACGAAGCCATAAACTCTTGTCTGAAAGCAAAGCTAGACATTGAACCTTTAGCAGCTTCAATCTCTGCTGGATCTAACAATGGATTATCAAAGCTAGTGAAGTGCCATGCCTTGTAATCCTTATCCTTACCACTATCACCTAGCCTATACAGTTCATAGAAGTGGTTTCTACCCATTGGCGTACCAATGAACATTGCTCTACCCTTCTGATCCGCTAAGGCAGGTCTTAAGATCTGTTCGAACACCTGTGGTTTCATGTCAGCGTATTCGTCCATCACTAGATACTTTAAGCTGACACCACGCATTGTCTCTGGTCTATCTGCACCCTTTAGTGAGATCATTGCACCATTGACTAAGGTAATCTGCATGTTGTTAACATGACTACCTTTAATGACTGTATGGCCTAGCTCTAACAGCGTAGACCACATAATATCTCTAGCTTGACCCTGTGTTGGTGCTACATACCAGACATGACCTTTCTCAGTCTGTAGTGCCTCTATGATCAGTGTCCAAGCTGCTAACCTTGATTTACCTGTACGTCTACCAGCAGCGATGATCTTAAACCTTGCTGGATCTTTAAACACTTCCTGTTGCCACG